CCCTGTGGAAAAAAAATTTCACTTTAGGATTGGCTTAAGACAGAAACTGTCAGCAAGATATACCAATCCAAGGCACCGGTTGAACTGGACAAAAGATCAACCACTACGCAGGAGATATTAAGGATTTCAATTTGGTTAATATCACGGTTTTTTACAACTGCTTATGACCATAATGAGATCCCTGATGTTTGAACATGGATAATCAACCTGATTTAAACTTATATTGAATAGAGTTAAGGCATAAGACACACGTAAAAGCAATGGTCCTCACCCGATCTTTGTGAACACGCTGTGCAAATGTCACAGACCTCTATTCAAAGTTTCAGGTTGACAAAGCAGATTAACTCATCCAAATCATCCTTAAGTCCTTCCATTAAAGTATCAAAAGATTTGATTACTTCTTTGGAAAAATCTGGACTTTCAGGAATGAAGGGAAGAGAAAACTGTTTTGGTTGTAGAGACTTTCTAAGTCCTTTCTAGAAAGGACTTGGAAAGGCCTCGCAACCAAAGTAGTTTATTCATCCAATTCATCCTTAAGTCCTTCCATTAAAGTATCAAAAGATTTGATTACTTCCTTGGAAAAATCAGGACTTTCAGGAATGAAAGGAAGAGAAAATTGCTTTGGTTGTAGAGCCTTTCCAAGTCCTTTCTCAAACAGCTCCTTATCAAAGGTTTTCACGGTGTAATCTTTGACTACTCGTAAAAGATAGTCAGGTTTCACCTGAAGCTCAATGATAGGAGTAAGGAATTTGGTAGCAACCGCAGATGGCTGCTGAATTCCCTTTACTGCTTCAAGAAAGGATGATCGAAAAGACTCATATCCATATTCTCGATTAGAATCAAGAAAATTAAGGAAGAAAAGTTTGTCAATTTCTGATTGAATTTCCTTCCGTATCTTCACATCGTTGAAAGGAACTTGAATTGTTCTCAAAAATGATAGTGAAGGTAAATCTTCGAGATTCTGACCAAGAAACAAATCTCTCAAAGTAGAATTGGAATGTAAACGTTTACGAACCCTTTCAAGTTGGGGAATACCAATGAAATCTTCATGGTACTCTGTAACAAGGATTGGTTCATTAAACTGTTTATCCATCTTCTCAATGAGGGATTGGTTCAAACAATCGTTTGAGAGATAAGGAATAGAAAGACAACCTTTTTCGGGTTCGACTTTTCGAAATAAGTCGTGAAGATAAATGAGGATATTAGTACGCTTTGTACGAACATCTTTTTTTATCTCCCCCCAATTAAGGGCTAATCCTCCATGACTAACGGGAACACCAATATCTCGGACTGTCCTAGAGAGTTTGGACCGATTCACGGTCTTAAACAATTCTTTGACGTCATCCGAAGGTGTTTCTGAAAGCATAAGTTCCAAGTCTCTCAAACACTCTCCAAGAATTTCCGAACGTCGATCAAGAACCCTTTGTTTTCCTGAATTAAGAACTTCTCCCTTGTGAATTAATTGGGAGTTGACAGTTCCAAAATCAGGATGAACATAGTTCTTTCCAAGTGAAAGAGAGAGACCAAATTTACTGACCTCTCCTTTCCATTTTGGATAAGAACTCCGTGGTGCACGCATTAGGATATCATCCCCATTTATTAAATATTTATGAGGAGGAACACCAGCTGCTTGTGCAGTACAGTCGTTCAATAAACAGAGAAGGGGAAATGAAAGAAGAGATCCCATCAGCTGGCCTGATTCCTGTAAAACAGGATCAAGATTTGATTCTACAGGGTAGACCAACAAATGAGGGGAAATCTCTTTCATTGCCCATCTTTTAGTGGGTTCATGATCGATAGACTCAAGAATACCTTCCAAGAGAGCTTTTGAAGCCTCTATTGGAATTGAATCTGTTGCTGCGGTATAATCACCAGAGATCCAAACATCATCGGGATTTGATTT